CGTAGAAACAGTGCCCTGTGCAATGCTACCGTTAGCAGCATTGAAGTGGTTGTTTATACGAACAATTAGTGGAATACCAGCAGCACTAAAGTCTGAGTTTTCTGGGTCATCAAGAATACCCATAATACGCAGAGCATGTGTGTTGGTGGCAGCGACAGTATTCAGATCGGCAGTCGCAGAGGAAATACCTGTTGTGGTAGAACCGCTGTTACCTGTTGCAAGCTGAATGTTTGCGAACACCGCTGTACGAAGTTCTGCTTCAGTATCGTTAGAACTTTGTACGTTAGACGTTGCAATCGTAAACAGCATTGCTGGATCGTCATACAAAAAGGCTTTGACGGGGAAGTTAGAATCCGCGCCAGAACCAGGCCAGAAGTTAGAGAAAATTGTTTCTCCAGTGGTTGAACTGACATATTCGCATCCGTTGAACACACCCACGATTGAGACCGTGCCACCAGCGGCGGCTTGCAGGTCATCAATCACTCCAGCGGCTGTCGGTATTACCGGCATACCTTGGAAAATTGGGTTGGAGTTGTCAGATGCAATGCGATACTCAGTTGTACCAATGGAGGCTGGGGCTGACCCTAGCATACCATATGGTCTAAGACCAAAGGCTCCATTTGCATTCGCCATGAGAATAACTCCTTCTCACTATGAATCAGAGCCGCTCTTGCGGCCTCCGAAAGTTACACGACTTTGCCTATCGTTAGTAATAGGCATTGAAGGATGCTGCTCCTTCATTAAGTCCTGATCCACAGCAGTGATTTGTTCGCGTGTCCGATCACGGTAATATTCGGTTCTTTCCTGCGCTGTCTCTTCAGGTATACGGGCCAGCATTAACCCACCGTTACCAATCACACCGGCATGTGTGCCTTCATCAAGAACCGCATAATCACGACCAGGGTACTCATCGGCTCTGACTGGTTCCCATCCCTCACGAAGTTTCGCGTGGACGTTCATCTTGTCTTCGTCGCCTCTGAGTGCTGTCCTGATCCAACGATGGCGATACCCATCGGGCGGAGTCGGTGCATCTAGTCGGCTGGGCGGTGCCCATGGTTTCCTGCGCGTTTGTTTTTCGCGTGTCTGTGTTGACCGTGGTTGTCTTGTATCACTCATAACTTAGTCCTTTACATACTTGGCGTATTCTTCCAAAGGAACTCCAAGTTTTTTAGCCATTGCTATTTGTGATGGTGACAACTTGACAGTCCTGCGCCCCTGCTTGTTACTGCGGGATGCGGAAGTAGAAGCCGAGGCGACTCTTGTACTTCCCCCGTTCTGTTTGGCCCCCAACTCATTTGGAAAACGAGATTTAAGACGGGAGTCCAATTCATTGTAGTAGTCATCGCTAGATGGGTCAAACCCTTCTTCGTTGACTAGGTTGTTGTGAATCACAAACGCAGCCTGTGTCATGATCTCGTCATCACCAAACCATTCGTTTGCTTCCGCCCACTTCTGTGCTCGTGGGTCTGGCTGTGCCTGTTGTGGCTGTGCCTGTGTCTCCTGCGGAACCTCAACAGATTGTGCCTGTTGCTCTTGTCGCTGTTTAGCAAGCCTGTAGCGTTCTTGCTCAATGGCGATCTGTGACAGCGCCTGTTGAGAATTGAACAAAGCATCCGCGTCACCGCGCTCATGAGCGTCCGTATACGCACGCTTGGCTTGCTCTAGCTGAGACTCCAAACGAGTGCCATACTCACTGAGGTAGCCTTGATCGAGGTTACTGAGCTTGGTCTTGAGTTCCTCGTTCTCTTTCTTCAAGACATCCGCAAGCCGCGCAGCTTCTTCCTTGTCGCGCTCGGCATAGCGATACTTCTCAGTCAGCTTCTTGATGCGCTTCTGAACACCCTTGCTGTAACTGTCTAACTCATCTTCGGACGCTTCAGACGTTTCGGCAGGCTCTTCAGTCTGAACCTCAACACGCTCTTCTTCAGCGTTGACCGTCTTCTTGTCGTCCTCAAGCGTTACTTCAACGCTCTCTTCTTCAACTGCTGCTTGAGCCTCTGCCATCTCCGTCTCCTTAGACATGCTTCACATCATCGGGTTCAAGAAGAGTAGCAATCACTTCGTCATCGTTAATGATGCGAACCTCTCCACCCTCAATCTTAAACCTAGACCCTGCATAACGACCAATGCACACCCACTGACCTTCCTGACACCATGGCTCTGGGTTATCGCCAAACTTGTTGGGGTCTTGGTAAGCCAACGGCCCTAGCTTCAACACATACGCTACTACCGTAGCCAGTGCCTCACGCTCACGAGCTTGATCAGGAATAAGAATACCGCCATCGGTCTTTGCCTTGCCTTGATAAGGCATAACAAGAAGCCGCCAACCCGTAGGTTGCGGCAGACGTTCTTTCAGGGATTTGTCAAGAAGACTGGGGTCTAAGACTCGCTGGTCTGCCTCTACATAAGCCGACTCTGCGGAAACGGGATCTTTTGCTTTTGATCTGGCAACATGATCAGGAACGTATAATGTCTTCGCCATCGTCTACGTTTTTCTCCAGCAGGGATTTGATTTCTTCCTTGGCGTAGACAAGTCCCTGTACTTCTCCCACCAGCCGCTGGTATTGCTCAAAGTTCTGAACACCACCAGATGTCAACATTTCAGCGACTTGTTCCTCTCGCTGTTCCAACAACCTATAAACATATTTTGCGAAGTCTGCAACATCCATCGGACAATTAATATGTGCCCCTGAAGTTTTTGCCTCTCACAACGGCACCGCAACCACGAGCCATACCATCGGCTTTTACACTCATGCCGCTACCAAATGTCTTTACAGACTTATCCAGTCGCTTGGTGTCCCGCTCTTTGAACAGATCAGCCTTTGCAATCTCTGCGGCGTCCTCATCACCAAACTCCGCTAGTTCTTCCAACTCAATGATTCTCGGCTCTGTAGATGTAACCTCGCCGCCGTCATTGAACTTAACTATGCCGCCGGATGCCTTACGCAACTCTTTGAAATCTTCTCCGGTGATCTTATCGCGAGGCTCTGCCACACGGGCAATCTTCATCTGCTTTTTTGTCAGTGGCATGGCGCCCTCCTACTTCTTCCCAAAGAACTTCGTTGCTGACCTAATGCCAAAGCTGGCCGCTACAATCACTCCCAGTGTATACTGATACCACTCAGGCATCACCTCCAAAGCTGCAAAACCCTCCGCAACGATGGTTCTACCCCACTCACCGGCAAACGCTAGTATCAGCGGAATCGAGAACAAAATCGTTAGCCACTCGTCCTTCCAAGACGACTGACTGCCCTTCGCCATCAGCTTTTCCCAATCAGCCGTTGACGTTGCAGCAGACACCATCACCTTGGCTTCAGCTTCCGCCTTGGCCTTGGCAACCGCAGATTTGCCGCGTTGCTCTTCCGTTTTTGAGTCCATCCACGACCCAATCAGGCCGGATACAGGACCAATAAGTGCTTGTAACATCAATACACCTTTACCTGATCTGGGTTGACCTGTCTAGGAACACAGTACGCTGTGACTCGATCCTTGGGATCCATGTTCTGAATATAACGGTAGTTGCCATAACGCTTAGAGACTTGATTCGCAAAGTAATTACATTCGGTGACCGAATAGAAATACATGTTTCCACTCTCTAGCTTGCGAAAGTCTCCGGTTCCCAGATAAACCAACAACAAGAAGGCATCTACCATCACTTGCGACTCATCCAAGCTGTAGTGCCCATATACGCACCCACGATGCCAGCTCCACTAATATAAAACAAGTTACTTATGTCCGCCAACGCCGACACCCGCTCAACCGGCACAAAGAACATCGCGACTGTAAAAGCACCCATTGCTCCCAACGAGGCCGTCGCCATACGGCGCTGTGCCCGTAGTTTACGCATCTCGTGCTCGGCCTGACGTATTTCTTTGGCGTGGGCGAGTTCCTCGTCCGTAATTTCGCCATCGCCGTCCAGATCATACTCAGCATACTCGGTGTCCTTCTGAAACTTCTTAACCATTCTCCCTCCTTTTGACGTACAGCCAAGCAAGAAAGACTAGGAACGCTCCGACTACCGTTAGCAAAAGTATGATGCAAAGCACTTCAACAAACTTCCGGCGCCGCTCTCTTTGTCTGTAAAGCGTTTCCTGCCTACGTTTGCGAATTTCGCCTTCCATCTTGACCAACTCGTCCCACTTGGACCTGCCCAGTGTGAGGCATATCCACTGCCGTAGCTCGTATCTTTGCTGTTCAGCTTTCTGTTTGTTTGCAAACGCAGTGATAGCTTCTTGCTCGACCGATTGGCCGCCGAATAGTTTCTTAAATATCGGGGGGTTCTTGGCCTCTTTCTCGGCCTGGTCAAGGTCGGACAGTGCACCCATCCAACGCGAAAGGTCGGATGCCATCGCCTCGATGTCCCGTCCTATCGCAAAACCTTTTTTAATGGCTCCAAATGCCGCCGAAGCGGTAGCCATCGCAGTTACTGGATCCAATTATCCCCTACGCATCGCCAACTCACGCTGGGTCTGGATGCGTTCCCTGTTCACATCTGCCCTATCTTCCGCGATCTCCTCTTGGAGTTCGATTCGCGCTGCGTCAGTCATGGCTCTCTGCTGGAGCTTCTGGCGTTCCAGATCAAGTTCTGCCGCGTCCTGCGCCGCTCTGCGCTCGGACTCGTTAGCCTTGATAGCAAGCTCTTGCTGCCGGATTGCTACAAGAGGATCTTGTTGGCCTGCCGGCGGTGCAAGCATCTGAATGATTTCTTGAGTGAACTGTGCTTCTAGTCTTGCAACCTCGGCTTCAACCATGTCCTCACTCATCGCAGATGCTGCTTGCATTTGTTGTTGCGCCATCATGGGGTCTACTGCCCCCATCTGAGCGGCCAATGCCATTTGCTGCGCCTGCGCCTGCTGTTCTTGGACTTGAGCCATCACAGTCAAACGTGCCTTCATGGACACATGATCCTGAAGATGCCCCATGAATATAGCATAAATGTTGGGCGATGTAGAGACCAACGGCAACTTCATGAACGTGATATGCGCCATGATATGAGCGTCGTGGTCCTGTTGTTGGAAGGCTGTCAGGAGTTCGCCCTGCATTCCCTTGGCATTCTCAATGCTGGGACTCGTAGGCTTTGGCTCCTTCTTGGCCGGCAGAATCTCATCAATGTTCTGCACTTCCAACGCCTGATACATACGCTTGTATGCTTCATGGAGGTTGTGAATCTGCGGGTTCGACTGCGCCAACTGAAGCTGTGTCTGCGCTAGTGTTACCCGTTGTGACATCGAGAAGATGTTTGGATCCGATACTGGGATCACATCCACGCGACCATCAAAGTCCTGTGCTTTGATCTCTGAGGGTGCTCCGGCTACCTCATAGGGATACACAGGTGGGAGATTTTCTGCGAAGATTCTAGCGAGGAGCCGGAACTCTGTTTTCTGGGCATAATGCAGGCGCTTATGAATGGCCGACATGACCTTCATACCGCGCTCAAGCAGTGCCACAGTTGTCCCTACGGGCATGTCTCCGCTCTTGGCGCCGTCACCAATCTGCTGATCGGCGATAGACACAAAGCGACGACCACCCTCAATCAAAGAGGCCAGCAACTGCGCTAGCGTGCCAGACGGCTCCTTGAATGGAAGCGGAATGATAGAGTTACGGATGTCACCACCAGGCGCATCAATGTCTCTGAACTCACCAGGACTCAGCGGTTCGTCATCGTTACGGATGCGAATGCCCCGCGCCTTGAAACCGGACGGCAGGTTTGCCAACGTGCCGGAATCAATCAACTGACGAAGAATGCTGGTCGCAGCGCGACCCAGCCCACCGATCATGTGGATCAGGCCGAAGCCATAGAAACCTAGACCGGGTAAGAATTTGTAGTGAACGAAGTACTGACGCTTACGCTTCAGCGAATCTTCTTGGTCATAGTTACGAGTGATAGACAGAATCTCGCCTGACCCATGGTCAATCGTAACGACATACGGCAGCTTGATCTCGGTAGGCTGGCCGTCAGCGCCTATGTCCTCAAAACCCTCTAGATTCAGATCAACATGCATCTCCAGAACGGTGTGAATGTCGTCCGTGTATCCTTTGCTCAGACCCTCAAGTTCATCGACCTTGTCGCGAACCTGATCGTCTACATTGTCATCTACCGTCACCTCTACGTCCTTGTAGATGCCTGCAACCTGCATCTTGCGAAGCTGGTTGCCATCCATACGAAGAACGTGAGTCACACGCGGTGCTGTGTTCAGATCGGTGGCGGAGTACGACACAACCAGATCTTCGGCAGGCACAAAGGCCGACACCGCACGAGCCTTGGTCGGATCAAAGTAAACCTTCTTGAAGGTAGAACCGGACAGCGGCAGATAGAACAGCATCTGATCCGTGTCAGGATCAAACTCCTCCATAACCTCAGTGACCTGATAGTTCATGAAGTTCTTCACGCGGCTGGCCTGCGCCTCTTTCTCCATAGTCTTAGAGCCAAGCACCTGCGTCTTCACAGGACCACCGGCAGGCAGAAGTTCCTTATAGGCTTGCGCTTGGAACTGCGTGACAGATTCAGCAATCAGAGGATGTGTTACACCAGATGCACCCTCAAATGGCTGGGTGCGCTCTTGGTACTTGATACCAAGAAGATCCAGACCCTTGGTATACGCCTCTTCCCAATCCTCGCGGGACTCCATGTCTTCTTCGTACAAACTACGAAGTTCGCTGGATATCTCACCCAAAATACCGTCATCAATGATTTCGGCGAGATTCGCCATGTGATCATATTGTTCGGTCTCTACCTCAAGACCGTCAGCCACACCGCCCATGAGAGCCTGCACAATTGCGCTACCGTCAGGCTGTTGAACAACCTCCGCGCCCCCAGCAAAGTCTGGAGCCTGCGGGATCTCTACATCCATGCCCTGCGGCGCTTCAATGCCAGAGTCTGTCAAACTGCCCATCGGGCGTGGAGGTAGTGCCATCAGAAGCTGCCCTTAAAATTACCTAGAGAAACCGTACCACCGTTGCGAAAGCCTTGCTCTTTTTTCACACGAGCTATGGCCTCGTTCAAAGAACCGCCCTTGGCTTTCTTGACAACAGGCATTTGTGCTGCCTTGAGTTCAGCAATTTTCTGTTCAAGTTCCTCTATCGTAGCAGTTCTAAGATCAAACTTTTTTGTGATCTTCTTGCCCTTCTTTCTATCGGACATCAGTAATACTCCCGCTTCCTTGGATACCAGTCGGAGTTATCGTTCTCGCCCTCAAGCTCGATGAAACCGCCCTGCCGGAAACGAATCAAAGCCATCGTCATGCTATCGACAAAGTCGTCATGCTCCCCATGCGGAAACGCAAGACACTCCTCAATAACTTCCTCCGAGAACTTCTGTTCCGGTGCCCACACCATCCCCGCCTCAAACAGCGGAGCCACCGTGTGCATACGGGTGATCTTATCACGGCCTTTGCTTGGTGTATAGTTCATGACCGGAATGCCGGCAGCGCGTAGCTCGTCCGTCAATGGCTGGCCCGACGCCTTCGCCTCAATAATAACCATATCAGGTTCCCAATACTCGTACTCTTCTCCTGCCACCTCTTTAAGTTCAGGGAAGTTCCAACGACCACGACGAGCATCCATAAGAATGATATTATCGGCACCGGTATCTTCATTGGTAAAGATCCCCCAAGTCGTTATGGCAGAGTAGTCGGCGCTCTCCTTCTTGCTGAACGCCGTGTCATACGCCTGAATGATGTACTTTACAGATGGGATATTCTCCTTCTCCCACATCTGCCACCACTCTTTCTTGACGATAGCGCCCTCTTCGGCGGTAGGATTCTGTTGCCACTGCGCGTTCCACTTGGCTACAGGCAGGGATGCCTTGACCTTGATCAGATC